ATCGCCGCGCTGCCGGTTTGCGAGTTGGTGAACGCCGACGCCCACCTGTTCCTCTGGGCTCCCGATCAGTTCATCATCGACGGGTCCGCTGGAATGGTGGCGCAAGCCTGGGGCTTTACGCCTGGGCGGCTACTCATCTGGGCCAAGCCGGGCTTCGGGCTCGGTAGGTTCCCGCGTCCGCAGCATGAGGCCATGATCGTGTGTAAGCGCGGCTCGCTGGCGTTCTTGATCGGCGATGAGGGTTCTGTTCAGACGTGGAAGGTGCCCTATGCGCGTAAGCCCGCCGGTCGCATCCATTCGGCTAAGCCGGATGGCGCTCTTGATCTGATCGAGCGGGCAAGCCCCGGCCCATATGCGGAGCTGTTCGCTCGCCGCGCCCGATTCGGCTGGGACTACCCCATAGGCGACCAGGCGCTAGGAGGCGTCGCCGCATGACTCGGCATACGAATCGGGGGCAATCCGATACGTCACCGCCCATAGGCAACCCGGGGTGAGCCACGCCCAGCCCGACGTCAGCCCCGGCGACCGCCGCGCCCGGCTCACACTCGAATACATCGAGCTCGGCCAACGCCAGCATCTCACCGACGAAGGATTCGCACGCATCACCGCCGGGTGGATCCACTGGCTCGGCGACCACAATGACCACTGGCAGTCGTGGCCCAGCCACACCGTCGTGTGCATCGAGTGGATCCCAGCAACCAGCCCGAAGCTCGCAACATAGCCCGGTCCCAGCCCCCACGGGACCGACGTTGCCGACACGTACGATTGCCGCGACAATGAGCAGCCGACATGCACGATCCCGCCTGGTGGCCGCTGTTGCGCCGGATCGTCATCTTCGTCCTTGGCTGCGCCGTCATGATCGACGCGCTCTTGCAGAACGTCACGAGCATCGGCGAGCTCGTCATCGGCCTGATCATGGTCGGCGTCCTACCGATCGACGATCTCTTCCGGCTCGTGCGCCGCGGCCAGCGCCGAGACGACGCTGATGGCTGAGAACGGCAAGCTCCCCGCCTCAGACCTAGCGCCGATCGCGCAAGGCCAACTGCGCAAGGACTGCGCCGCCGCCTGGAACGCCATGAACGTCGAAGCCCGCCGGCAAGGACTCGAGCTCCTACCCACCGGCAGCAAATCCAGCTACCGGACCTACGCGCAACAGGAAGAGCTCTATCAGGCCTATCTCGACGGGACCGGCAACATGGCCGCCGTACCCGGCACCAGCAACCACGGATGGGGGCTCGCGGTCGACCTCGCCACGCCGGACATGCGGTCGATGATCGACCGGATCGGCGCCAAGTACGGATTCTCCAAACGCTGCTCCGACGCACAGTCCGAGTGGTGGCACATCAAATGGGACCAGGCCTGCAACAACAGCACCTGGTCAGGACCAGACCCCGGGCCCGGCGGCACCGCCAGCCCACTACCACAACCACCGGAGGGAACAGTGAGCATCGTCGCAATACTCAAAGCCAACAAGGCGATCGAAGTGTTCGTCGAGAAGGACGACGGCCGCGTCTACCACACGTGGCAGAACGGCGAGAACGGGAAGTGGTACTCCGCGGACGGCGGCAAGACAATCGGCTGGCAGTCGATGGGCACACCCGGTAAATGACCGACATCACGTTCGCCGACATCTCCGAGTTCCAGGCGAACCTCAACGCAGACGCGTACATCAACGCCGGCCACAAGGTCATCATCATCCGGGCGCACAACGGATACCGGCCCGACAACACGTGGCCGTCACGCCGCGACTATGTGCGAAGCAAGCCGTTCACCGCGGTCGGGTACTACCAATACCTCGTCGACGACCGCGACGCCGCGATGCAGGCTCGAGAGTTCCGCGACACCATCGGCCAGCTCGAGGCCAACGAGTTCGCGGTCTGCGACTCCGAGGAAGGAACCGGGAATCAGACGCCGCGAGTCCAAGCCTGGTTCGACGTCATCGACAAGTGGCAGGGATCGCAGGCCACGCTCTACGCGTCAGCATCCTGGTTCCCCGCGCACCTAACCAGCACCGCACACTGGGGCAAGCGACCACTCTGGATCGCCGGATACCCCAGCTCATACACGCCCAACCCCGCAGCCGAACCGGACGGCTGCACGTTCTGGCAATACTCCGACCGCGGCACGTTCCCCGGACTATCCGGCGGCGTCGACAGCAACATCTACCACGGCACCGCCGCCCAGTTCCTGCAACGAGTACGCCCCGGCGCACAGCCAGGCCCGGTCGACGAGCCCGACGACGACACGCTCGCCGTCGTGCTCAAAGCAAACGGCGCGCTCGAACAGTTCGTCGAGCTCAACACCGGCGAAGTGCAACACCGCTGGCAACCGAAAGAGAACGCCGCGCAATGGTCAGACTGGCAATCAATGGGCACACCCGGCGCATGAACCAGGCAACACCAACCCCCCCAGGTGGGGGGCAGGGGGCAGGGGGGCGTACCCCATGCATCACTCGTTGCTGGCACCCCACCCCCCACCCCACCCACCCACACAGCACGCATCATCGTCACAGCATCGCCACCGGTGACCACCGCCAGCAGACCCCCCGTTTTTTCTGGCCAGCACCCCGCGCGACGCCAGTCACGCTTGTATTTTTCCCTCCTGGCCTTGGTTTTCTCGGGGTGGGCTGAGCTGTGCCGCACGCGGCTTACGGCTCCCGGTATCAGCGGATTCGGCGCCAAATGCTCGACCCGCCCGTGCCGTGCGCGCACTGCCGCAAGCGGGTCGCGACGACGCTCGATCACGATCCGCCGATCGCGATGCACGTGCACCGCGAGGGGCTGAACTGCTGCCGGCTGATCCCGTCGTGCGAGGAGTGCAACCGTCGCGGCGGGATCATGGTCGCGGAGGGCAGATGGCGTCCCGGCGTCGAGGTCGCGGACCTCGAGCCCGAGCCTGAGCGTGACGGGCTGCCGGCGTCTGCGCGGTGCTGGCGGGTGCCGTGGCTGCGTGAGCTCGTCGACGAGCTGCCGGCGGATGCGACGTGGCCGCGGCTGATGACGGTCCCGCACCCGCGGGCCGTCGGCTCGCTCGGCGGGGAGTTCGTGGAATGGGCGCAGGCGAGGTCGCGCGGCATGTTTCGGTGGTGGCAGCGGCTGGTCGCGCTCCGGCTGCTCGAGATCGACGGGGACGGGCGGCTGGTTTGGGAGACGGCGCTGGTGTCGACCGCTAGGCAGGTCGGGAAGTCGTGGCTGCTGCGCGAGCTGTGTTTGTGGCGGATTCATCAGGGCGAGCGGTTCGGCGAGCCGCAGGACGTCCTGCACACCGGGAAGGACGTTGCGGTCTGCAAGGAGATTCAGCGGCCCGGCCGGCTGTGGGCGAAGGCGCGGCCCGCTGAGTTCGTGGTGCGGGAGGTCAACGGCCAGGAGCAGATCGAGCGCCTTGAGGATGGGTCGCGGTGGATGCTCCGTGCGAAAGAGGCGGTGTACGGCTACAGCGTCAGCATGGGGGTCGTGGATGAGGCGTGGCGGGTGCGAGCGTCGGCGGTCGACGAAGGGTTGACGCCGACGATGGCCGAGCGGGAGCAGGCGCAACTGGGGCTGTTCTCGACGGCGCACCGCAAGGCGACGGCGCTGATGCTTGATCGCCGGCGGGTCGCGTTGGACGCGCTCGAGTCTGGTGACGGCGATCTGCTGCTCGAATGGTCAGCACGCGAGGGTGTTGACGATGACGATCGCGCGGCATGGCGCCAGGCGTCGCCGCATTGGACCCTGCGACGCGAACGGCTGATCAGCAAGGCGCATGAACGAATGCTCGCCGGCGACTCCGACGATCCCGAGGAGCCGGATCCGGTCGCGAGCTTCCGCGCGCAATACCTGAACCAGTGGCCGCGTAAGCGTGCTGACGCGTCGGGTCCGACCGAGCCGCTGCTGCCGGCCGGGGTGTGGGATGACTTGTGCGAGCGTGACGTCGCCGGCACCGGGCCGGTCTGGGTCGGGGTCGAGGACGACTACGGATTGGGCGCCGCGGTCGCGTGCGTTCGCCGGACCGACGATGACCGGCTCGAGGTCGATGGGTGGCTCAGGGGCGACTGGGATTCGGCGGTCGCTGACGTGCAGCGGCTCGCGGAGCTGCATACGGTCCGGCGGGTGCTGGTGGGCGCGTCGATGATCGACCGGGTACCGGCAGGACTGCGGGCCGGGAGCGAACCTAGGGCTGGTGTCGCGACCCGCGCGGGTCTCGCGCTGTTCCGGGATCTCGCCTTGGGCGGGCAGCTGGTGCACGACGTCACGACCGGGGAGCTCGACGAGACGCTCGCGATGACCGTAGTCAGGGAGGCGCCGACGGGCCTGTTTCTACTGTCGAAGGGCCCGACGCACCTGGTCCGCGCGCTCGTGTGGGCGCTATTGGCGGCGCATAAGCCGGCTGTGATGCCGGCGATCCGGTAAGGCGCACAGGCGTTCGCTTTGCGAACGTGTGCGTGATGGGTTACAACTTGCGTGGCATGCGGCTTCGGAGCATCCGCCCATCGGATGAGATTCCGAACGACAACGATCCCGCGGACGTTCCGCCCGGGACCGTGGGACCCCCGGCCGCGGAGCCCGGCGACCCGCACGGCGTCGTCGTCGACGGCGACACAGGGCCCGCGATACCACCGCCGCGGGTTACAGCATCAGCCTGGTCGGGCTGGCCGGCGGACTGGGTGCCGCCACTGTGGGGCAACGGCTGGCTCGCCGCGTTGACGGACACCGCGTGGGCGTGCCTTGACCTGAACAGTTCACTGCTGGCGACGATGCCGCCCTACCTGGTCGGCGCGGCCTCGTCGACCGACACGGCGTGGATGCGCAACCCCGACCCCGACATTTACACGTCGTGGGAGGAATTCGCCAAACAGTTGTTCTGGGACTACCAGCTCGGGGAAGTGTTCGTGATCGCCACCGCGCGGTACGCGACCGGCTACCCGGCCCGGTTTCACGTCGTGCCGCCGTGGGCTGTCAACGTCGAGATGGGCGCCGTGTCGCGCACGTATTCGATCGGCACTCTCGACGTGACCGGCGACCTTTTGCACGTCCGGTACAAAAGCACCGTGGATGACGCCCACGGCCACGGCCCATTGGAGGCCGGCGCGGCGCGTCTGGTCGCCGACGCGACGCTCGGGCGGTACGCGCAGCAGTTCGTCGCCGGCGGCGGGATCCCGACGAGCGTCCTCACCCATCCCGAGGAGCTCACCGCGAAACAGTCGAGTGATCTGCAAGCCCAATGGGTTCAGGCCCGGATGAGCACGATCGGCGAGCCCGCGGTCCTGTCGGGCGGCGTCGGCTATGAGGCGATCCAGACGAACCCGAAGGATATGGCGCTTGTCGAGCTCTCGCAGCTGACCGAGTCGCGGATCGCCGTGTTGTTGGGCGTGCCGCCCTATCTGATGGGGTTGCCGTCTGGGGCGGATCAGTCGATGACGTACACGAACGCGTCGGGGCTGTTCGATTATCACTGGCGTGCCGGGCTGCGCCCGAAAGCCCAGTCGGTGATGGCGGCATTGTCGGAGTGGCTTTTGCCGCGTGGCTCGGCGGTCGAACTGAACCGCGACGCGTATGTCGAGCCGGAGCCGTATCAGCGGGCGCAGACCGCTGCGATCCTGAACAACATTCGCGACCCGCAGGGCAACCCCGCGTTGACGGTCGAGGAGATCCGCGCGATCGAGCGGCTCAATATCGCGGGCGCGTCGGGGCTGCCGGCGCCGGAGGTGACTAGCGTTGAGTGACACGAGCGAAACCGAGCAGGCTGAGCTCGAGGCCACCGAGGACGAGCGGCCGGCCGGCGACCTGTGGATCCGCGCGGCGCAGCTCGTCGATGTGTCGTTCGCGGAGCGCACGATCGAGCTGATCGTGATCCCGTATGAGACGCCGACACTCGTCGGCTACCAGGGCCGGATGGTTCACGAAAGCATCAGCCGCGGCGCGTTTGACGGGATCGAACGGCGCGCGAACCGGGTCAGGGTGAACCGTGAGCATGAGCGGTTGCAGACGATCGGACGCGCGGTCGCGTTCCATCCGGCTTGCGAGGAAGGCCTGGTGTCCGAGGTCAAGATCGCAAAGACGCCATTGGGCGACGAGACGCTCGAGCTCGCTGCCGACGGGTGCCTCGACGCGTCCGCGGGGTTCATGCCGATGCCCGGCGGAATGCAGTGGCTCGACCGATCCGCCTACCAGGTCAACAAGGCGTGGCTCGGGCATATCGCAATGACTGCTGAGCCCGCGTACGAGGACGCCCGAGTCCTCGCGGTGCGGTCGGTAGGCGATCAGGTCGCCTCGGCGACGCCGAACCTCGACACCGTCCGCGGATGGTTGCTGGAGGACCGTGTAGCATCCGATCCTGCTCTGAGAGGCTGAACTACCTGCCGTTGTAGACCACTGGGTGGGCCGGCAGTCGCGGGGGATGCGGTCAGGGCGTCACTAACACGACGCTTTGGAGGAACCCGCAATGGGAGCAGGAGACGCACTTCTCGCGCGCTACCAGGCCGAGATTGAGGAGCGCAGCAAGTTCATTGACGGCGTAGTCGAGGCCGCCGAGAAGGACGGGCGCGACCTCACCGAGCAGGAAATGACGCTGCTTGCCCGGACGCGCGATCGGATCGGCGAGCTCAATGAGCAGGTCGCGCCGTTGCAGTCGACGATCGAGATCGCGACGAGCTCGCGCAAGCGCACCGCGGAGATCGCGCAGCAGTTCGAGAAGGCGCGCAACCCCGACGCCGCCAAGCCGTTCGAGTACCGGTCCGCCGGCGAGTACATCCTGGACTACTGGAAGGCGGGGCTCGGCAGCTCGGAGCCCGCGGAACGGCTGGAGCTGTTCAACCGTGCCGCGGCGCACCAGACGACCGGGGATAACCCGGGACTGTTGCCGCAGCAGATGATCGAGCCGGTTATCTCGTTCATTGATGCTTCCCGTCCGCTTGTGTCGGCGTTCGGGGCGCGGAACCTGCCGGCCGGGACATGGAACCGCCCGAAGATCAGCCAGCACGTGACGGTCGCTCCGCAGACCGCGGAGAAAACAGAGCTCGTCAGCCGCAAGATGATCATCGGGATGGTGCCGGTCACGGCGACCACCTATGGCGGCTATGTGAACGTCAGCCGCCAGAACATCGACTGGTCGCAGCCAGCGGTCATGGACCTGGTGATCAACGATTTGGCGAACGTGTACGCGCAGGAAACCGAGACGGCGTTCTGCGCCGCGCTCGATGCTGCCACGACCGCCGGCCCCGCTTTGCCGACTGGGGTGAACACTCCGGATCAGGTCGCTGCGGCGATCTGGGCTGCTGTCGGGACCGTATATGCCGGCGTGAAGGGCGCGGGGCGGACGATCGTCGCTGTGTCGCCCGACATGCTCGGGCTCGTCGGCCCATTGTTCCCGCCGGTCAATCCGACGAACGCGCAGGGATCCGGATTCAACGCCGCCTCGTTCGGTAGCGGCGCGCAAGGCAGCATCAGCGGTCTGTCGGTCGTCTGCTCGTACGGTTTCGACGCCGGGACGATGATCGTCGCCAACACCGCGGCCGCCGAGGTGTACGAGGATCGGATTGGCTCGTTGCAGGTCGTCGAGCCATCGGTCCTCGGCGTGCAGGTCGCGTATGCCGGGTACTTCGCGGACCTGATCATCGAGCCGGAAGGCATCGTCGAGATCACCAAGACCCCATGACCAGCGAACAGTACGACGCGCCCAACCAGCAGGTCGTCCGCGCTGACGGGTCGGCGCCGTGGGATGAAGGGTCGGGCGTCGCTGACCCCGAGCCCGACCCCAAGCCCGAGCCCAAAGCCAAGAGCACCGGCAAAGGGTCGAGCAAGGCCTCGAGCAAGGACACGGCCGACGACAAGCCGGCCGACAAGCCGAAGGACGAGTAGGTGGCATACGCGACCGTCGACGAGCTCGCCGCCGCGTTGCGGATCACGGTCACCGCGACGAACCAGGCAGGCCTACAAGCCTGCCTGGACGCCGCCGCCGTCGAGATCGACGCTGCGATCGACCGCGTCGACCCTGTCGACCCCGACGACGCGCTCTTGAACCGCGTGAACCTGCTGCGCGGCGTGGAATGGTTCAAGGGCCAGGACGCCGCGTTTGGCGTGATCGGCATGGCCGAGACCGGCGCGCTGCGAGCCCCACAGAACGCGTTCGCTCGCCACTATCTCGCGTTGATCCCCCGCAAACAACAGTTTGGGGTTGCGTGATGGCCGTCGCGGGCCTGACCGCGATCACCGACCTACGGGATCTCGCCGCCGTTGCCCTGGCGCCCGTCGAGGACGACGACGCGGTGGTGCTCGCCGACGTCGTTGACAGTCTCACGCCGCCGGCGCTGATGCTGATCTGGGGTGATCCGTGGCTCGAGCCCGGGGTCGGCGCGCCGACGATGGGCCCGTGCGTGTGGCGCGCCCGATTGCAGGTGCTCGCGGTCGCCGGGCGGCTCGAGCCGGGCCCGGGGATCCGGACGCTCGAGGGGCTCGTCTCCCATGTCGTCGAACGGATGAAAGCCGACAGCTACACGTGGCCGCTCGACGGCGTGTCGGGCCCCCGCGTGTTCGATATCGGCAACCTGCCCTATCTCGGCGCCCGAGTCACGTATCTAGTGCCGACAACCGTCTAGAAGGAGAATTGCTGTGAGTGTCACCAATCCCGAGCCGATGCCGCTGATCCTCACCGACGCGAGTATCAAGATCAACGGGCAGGAGCTCGCCTGCCTCGCCAACCACGTCGAACTGTCACCGGACACGACCGTCACCACGCTCGACACGATGTGCGGATCGCGTGACTATCCCGGCACCGTCAAATGGTCATTGGTCGCGACGCTGTATCAGTCGTTTGAGACGGGCGCGACCGAGGACGTCCTGTCGGACGCGGTCGCGCAATACAAGGCCGACGGGTCACCCGCCACCTACGAGGTCGCGGGGTACAAGAGCCGGCCGATCGGCGCTGATAACCCGGCGTGGACCGGTGAGGTGATCCCGAAGGATTACGCGCCGATCAACGGTGACGCCGGCGACGCGTCGACGATCGACCTGGAATGGTCGTGCACCGCGGAGCCGACGAAATCGGTCGTGCCCGGGACGACGATGGCGCAGTCGTCTTCCAGCAGCGCCGACGTCTGATCCGATCGGTGTGGCTGACGACAGCGTCAGTGTAGAAGTGCGCGGCGTCGACGAGCTCGCGGCCGGGTCGCGGCGCCTGTTCGAGAAGATCGGGGACGGCGCCGAGAAAACGTTCCTGTCAACGGCCGATCAGGTCGCGACGATGATCGCCCGCAAGCAGCCCGTGCTCACCGGCCGGCTCGCGGCGAGCGCGACCGCCGATGGGATCGACAAGGGCGCGAGCGTCGGGATCGGCGGCCCGGGCGTCCCGTACGCGGGGTGGATCGAGTTCGGCGGCACCCGCGGCCGGCCGTACGTGCCCGAGGGCCGCACGGTGTACCCGACCGCCGAGGAGTCAAAGTCAATGTTTCAGCGCGCCGGCGAGAAGACCGCCGCTGATCAGATCGGAATGATGCTATGGCCGAAGCCGAGCAGGTGACGCACCTTCCGCGTCCACTCCCACAGGAGATCGTGGTCGCGCAGCAGATCACGCCGAACGAGATGCGCGAGCTGAAACGTGAGACCGGCCGGACGCTCACCGACATTCTGGGCGGGGACCCGGAGGACATGGACCGCGCCCCCGACCGGTTGCAGTCGCTCGTGTGGGTCGCGTTGCGACGCGCCGGCTACGAGGTGACCTGGGATCAGGCCGGGGACACCGCCGCGGTCGTGCGGGAACCGGAACCGGACCCTACGCCGACCGGCAGCTAGACCAGCTGCTGCACTTCTGCCGGTTCTGGAACATGCACCCGCGCCAGGTCGACCACCTGTATCCCGACGAGTATCGGGCGATGGTCGACTATGCCGTCAAGGTGCAGCGCAACGAACGCCGCGCCCTGCGCAAGGCTGAACGGGGGCGAAGGTGAGCAATCCCCAGGTCGTCGTCGATTTCATCGCGGACACGACCGGCCTATCGCGGGGGCTCAAGCAGGCGACGTCCGATACCGGCGGGCTCGGGTCGAAACTAAAGGGCATGGGCCGCGCCGCGGTCGCCGCTGCCGGCGTCGCGGGGCTCGCCGCGCTCACCGGGACGCTCAAGATCGGGATCGACGAAATGGAGGAACACGCGAAGGTGGCGGCGCAGACCGCCGCGGTGATCAAGTCGACCGGCGGCGCCGCGGGCGTCACCGCGAAACAGGTCGAGAACCTCGCTGGATCACTGATGCGCAAGAGCGGCGTTGACGACGAGACGATCCAGTCCGGCGAAAACCTGCTGCTCACGTTCCGCAACATTCAAAACCAGGCGGGCAAGGGTAACGACATCTTCACCCGCGCCACAAAAACCATGCTTGACATGAGTGTCGCTTTGGGGCAGGACACGAAATCCAGCGCGATGCAGCTCGGGAAGGCGTTGAACGATCCGATCAGGGGGATCACGGCGCTGCAACGCGTCGGCGTGTCGTTCACTGATGGTCAGAAGAAAATGATCAAGTCGATGGTCGAGAGCGGGAACACGCTCGGCGCGCAGAAGATCATTCTCGGCGAGCTCAACAAAGAGTTTGGCGGGAGCGCGGCGGCGATGGGTAAGACGCTCCCGGGGCAGATCAACATTCTCAAGGAGTCATTCAAGAATCTCGCCGGGGATCTCGTCTCACTGCTGGTTCCGGCGCTCGAGGCGATCACGAAGTTCTTTGTGCAGAATCCCGGGCTCGCTAAGGCGATGGTGATCGGCGTGCTCGCGCTCTCCGCTGCGATGGTCGGGCTCAACGCCGTGCTTGCGGTGTCCGCCGCGATTACCGCGCCGTACACCGCGATTATCCTCGGGGTTGTCGCCGCCGTGGCGCTGCTGGTCGCCGGCGCGATCCTGCTCTACAAGAACTGGGACACGGTCACGAACGTCCTGAAGGCCGGGTTCGCCGTGATCAAAAAGGCCGCGATGGACGTGTTCGGATGGCTCAAGACGAACTGGCCATTGCTGCTCACCATCCTGACCGGGCCGATCGGCGCCGCGGTCGCGTTGATCATCACTCACTGGAACACGGTCAAGAGTGTGACCACAGCGGCGGTGAACGCGGTCAAGGGCACGATCACGACCGTGTTCAACGCGATCAAGGGCTTTATCTCCAACGTGCTGGGAACGATCGGGAACATCATCGCGGGCGCATGGAACACGATCAGAGCAGTAACCCAGGCTGCCTGGTCCGGGACCCGCGCGCTCGTCCAAGAGTCCCTGAACGTGATGAAAAGCCTTGTCAACAGTGTGACCGGCGCGATCAGGTCGCTGATCACGAGCGCGTGGAACGCGATCAAATCCGTCACGAGCAACATTTGGGGCGATATTCGGTCCACCGTCAAGAACGTGGTCGGAGATGTGAAGGACCTGATCAGCGGGCTCGCCTCATGGATCGGGAATATCGCGGGCGGCGCGTTGAGCGGCGCGCTGCACAAGGTGCAGGACGTGTTCCGGTTCATTCGCGAAGGCGCGCAGGCCGCCGTCAGCGGCGTGAAGGATGCGATCAACGGGCTGGTGTCGTGGATCAGCGGGATCGCCGGCGCCGTGGGCCGTGCCGCGTCGAGCGTCGCGAACGCGATCAAGAACCCGATCAATACTGTTCTGCGCGACTGGAACAACATCAGCTTGCACGTCCCGTCGATCAGCCTCCCGTCGGTGAAGATCTTCGGGCACAAGATCGGCGGCGGGAGCTTCGGCGGCTGGACCATCGGATTCCCGGACGTCCCATTGCTCGCAAAGGGCGCGGTCGTCGACACGCCCACCCTCGCGGTCGTCGGCGAGAAGGGCCGCGAGCTCGTCACGCCCGAAACGTTGCTGCGCCAGATCCTCGCCGAGAACCAGCCCGAAGTGCACGTGTACATCGGCGACACCGAGCTGCGCGGGATCGTCAGAACCGAGGTGACCGGCGCGAACACCAGTCTCGCGCGGTCGCTGCTCGCCGGCGGGGTCGGGTAAGTGGCGCTCGCCGCGACCATCGAACCCGAGGTCAAGAACGTCCGCCTGGACTACACCGTCCCCGCCGGCGGGCAAACGTACACGATCACTCGCGCCGGCCCGTCCGGCACCCCAGCCGGCGTGCGCGGCGCGACCAGCGCCAGCGTCGCGCCCGGCCCGGTGATCGCCCGTGACTTCGAAGCACCGATCGGCGTCCCGATCCTCTACACCGCCCAGTCGTTCAACAGCACGGGCGCGGTCATCGACACGCAATCAACGACGATCACGATCCCATCCGATGGGGTGTGCGACACGTGGCTCAACGATCTCGCCCGGGTGACGAACACGATCCTGATCACGATCGCGAGCCTCCCCGAGCTCGACTATCTCGTCCCGAATAACGTGCACGACATAATCGCGCGCCGCGACCCGATCGTTTCGAGTGACATAGCGCACACTCCGAGTTTCGAGCTCTCATTCACGACCGACACGCTCGACCAGCGCGACCAGGCGCGCAGCCTATTGGGTAACGGCGTGCCGGCGCTGCTGCGCACGCCGCCCGAGGACGGGATCGGGAACCTGTACTTCGCGGTGCTCGACTACAAGGAGCAGCGGATCGTCACGCCCGCCACAGTCCCGGCGCGCATGTTCGTAGTCAACGGTCGCCAGGTGCAACGCCCCGACCCGGACCTGTACAAGCCGTTGGGCGTCGCGACGTACGCGCACGTCAAAGCGACGTTCGCGACCTACGCGGCGCTCAACGCGGGTCGCGTCAGTTATGACGCCGTCCTGTATGACTGGGCGGGCTCGGCGCCCTCCGACATCGTCCCGTGGCTGCCCGACGACGTCTGATGCAATCCGCGTCTGATCATTTCATCCAGTCGCTTCGGTTCTCGCACGTCATCGCCGCCGCCGCCGAGCTGATCTTCCCCGGCGAAACGGACACGATCAGCGTCCCCGTCGAGGCCGGGACCGTCACGATCGACCGGACCGCCGACCACCGCCGCGTCGGGACGATCACGATCCCGTGGTCACTGGACGCCGGCGAAGACCTCGGGATCGACATTCGCACCCTGCCACTGGGCGGGTACGCGCTCGTGCACCGCGGCCTGCGATACGCGGACGGCAGCACCGAGCTGATCATGCTCGGGCGCCTGCGCGTCGAATCGGTCACCTGGGACACGCTCGCAGCCAGCGCGTCGCTCGAGCTCGCCGACCGCAACGCACAGGTCACAGACGAGCCATTCACCGCCCCCTACTCCGCGAGCGGACAGACCCCGGCGCAGGCCGCCACCGGGATCATCCAGGGCGTGTTCGGGAACACGATCAACTATCTCACCCCCTACACGCCGACGAGCAAGCTCGGGGACATCACCTACACCGGCGCTCGGACCGACGCGCTATCCGCGCTCGAGCAGTCCTACGGCGCCGAAACCTATTTCAACGCGAACGGCGACTTCGTGTTCGCGCAGGCCCCCGGCGATAGCGACCCGATCGTCTGGACCGTTGACGCGAGCCCGACCGGCGTCATGGTCAACGCGCAAGAATCACTGGACCGCACCGGGATCTACAACGGCGTCCTGGTCACCGGGCAGGGCGACGCCGACACGCCCCCGGTCACCGGCCTCGCCGTGTTCAGCGACCCGGCCAGCCCCGTCCGGTGGGGCGGCCCGTTCGGGAAGGTCGCGCTGCTCGCCGACTCCACCAGCGTCGTCACGACCGCCGACGCCGTCGCCGCCGCGCAGTCGCTGCTGAATCTACGGCTCAAACAAACCCGGTCGCTGACATTGACCAGCGCGCCGAACCCCGCGTTGGAGGCCGGCGACACGATCACCGTCAACTTCCCCGATGGGCGCGTCGAAACGCATCTGATCGACGCGACCACGATCGACCTCTCGACCGCGCCGCAGCAGATCACCACCCGCACCCTGTTCGCCCCGACCGCCGATCCCCAGACCGCAGACGCGCTCTTCTACGGTCGCGATGCTTGGCGGGAAGCCCAGGACGCCCGACTGGTCGCCGCATGACCGTACCGGCATCCAGGACGCTCGAGAGCGTGCTCCGCGACGCGCTCGCCTCAGGCAACCCGTTGCGGATCATCGTCGGCGTGTACGAGTCCCCCGCGAGCACCGATCCGCGGTACGCGAACATTGCGATCAACGGGCAGCCCGTCACGATCCCGAACCTCAACGGGATCACGGCACCCGCAGCCGGGAGCCCCGCCTACGTGCTCGCCGACAACACGCGAATGTGGGTGCTCGGAACCGTCACCACCCAGGCCGGCGGCAGTGGCACGCCAGGCCCCCAGGGTCCCGCCGGGCCCGCCGGGCCCGCCGGACCGCAAGGCGACACCGGCGCGACTGGCGCGACCGGGCCACAGGGCCCAGCGGGCCCGCAAGGACCCAAAGGCGACATCGGTCCGACCGGCCCCCAGGGCCCCGCGGGCGCCGGCCCGTTCACCTACGCCCAACTTCACACCTAGGGATTCCCGGTCAGACTGACCGGCAGTAGCTCTAGCGCTGCGTTGAGAAGGATGAAGTTCGTGGCGGGGTTGCTTGACACGCTGACGCCGATCGAGATGCGCTGGTTGTTTGTGTACGCCAGCCGTATGGGGTTTGAGAGGTTGCTTGACAGGTTGGCGCTGGCGAAGTTGGTCGCGCCGATTGCCGTGGTGCCTAGCAGCGTGCCCGTCGAGCTTGACTGCCCGAGCTGCCATGTGATCCCGGTGAGCGCCGACTGCGCACCAATCTGGCATCCGCCGAACCCCTTGGCGATGTAGGTGCCGTCGAGCGGCACGACGAGCACCGGCCCGTTTGGAACGGCGGTGAACGTTCCGGTGGCCGGGAGTGTGGCGCCCGCTTGTTGCGTGGTCCGGGCGTTCGTTGGTCCGCCGCCGATGAACCGCCATGCCGTCCCGTCGAAACGCAGGCGCCACAGGCTGCCGTTCTGCGGGACGGCGAACCCGGCCGAGATGTCCGGGACCACAACGTCGAGCAGTTGCCCGATGTCGCAGTCGCCGTTCTTGGGCAGCACGGTCGACGCGGCGTTGCCACTGGCGCCGATCGTCAGGATCGGGACGCCCGCCTGGTAGGACCAGGCGGCGCCGTCGTCGTAGGAGACCGCGCGGCCGGGGAGCGCCGGGCTCGCGTTCGCTCCGGGCTGGTGCGCCCATATTCGTCCCTGCGTCCCGGCCGCCGGCCGCGACGAGAGCCCGGCCGATTGTCCGAACACGACCGCTCTCGGGTCGAGTGAGTTGGCGAGATTCCCGAGGTCGAGCGGGACGTCGGCCGGGTCGGTCTCGGCCGGGATCGGGAGCGCTAGCCGCGCTGTGGGTGTGCCTGTCATCGTTGCCTCCTACTAGCGGCACGCTGCTGCGCGATCTGCCGCTCGCCCTGCGCCCAGGCCGCCTGAAGGCGAGCGCGGTCCTCGGGATGCGCCGCCAGGTGCTCGGCGACCATCTGACGGCGTAGCTGCACGTCCTCGGGCGGCAAGCCGCCGCGTCCGCCGGCGAACCGTCGCTGAGTTCCATTCCGCTCGCGCGTCATAACCAGCGCGGAAGCCTACGCTCGCATCCCGAAGGCTTCAAGCCAGCGGCCCCCCGTGGAGCTGGATTCGCGCAGTTGACGTTGGTCCTGCTTGAAGTCGTGTCGTCGGTTCTGAGATGTTCAGCCTGTACCTAACGTCGGGCGGGACCGGCAACAAGCCTCCGCATGCACCGGGAACCGTCCAGTCACGCTGAAGGGACTGGGGAGGAGAATCAGTGCTGTGGAGCATGAGGACAGCCCGCACCTGGTCGTCCACGAAGGCGGCCGAGCCGATCTCGAGGAACGGATGGACGCTCTCGACAGGGCGCTTGCCGATCTGGCGCCTATGCTGCCTGCGACTGACTGTCTCCGCCAAGCTGTCGACGCACTCGCGCGATGTCTCGCTTTGTCGCGACCACCAGCACGTTCGCGTTCAGCGTGACCAGGGCCGCGTTGATCTGACGTAGCTGCTCCCTAATCTCGCCGAGATCCTGCTGCTCAGAGGCCCCAAGAGCGTAGGGGGCGCCATTGAGCTCGTCGACGGTGATGCCAAAGAGCCTGGCGATCTTCTTCTTGTTGGGCCAGCGAGGGGTCGACGTTCCCTGCTCCCAGCTCTGCCAGGTCCGGTACGAGACGCCGATCTTCTCGGCCGCCTTCTGCTGCGTCAGGCCGCTCCGGTCACGCAGTTCGCGAAGCCGTGCCCCAAACAGTTCTGCGTCTTCTCGCCGTTGTCGCGCCACCTCGGTAAGCACACTACGAACCAGCGGATGATTTGTCGCCGCAATTTGCGCGGCTTTTAGTTGCGCGGCCATAGATTACGAGGATAGTGCGCGTTAGATTGCGCGCATGCAAACACGCAATATTCCTGCGGCTCCGGTAGCACACAACCTCAGACGAGCCCTCGAGCAAGCGGAAATGACTCAAGAGCAACTTGCGCGGGAAGCTGGAGTCACGCTGCGCACCGTCCAAGGCTGGTGCGCAGGCCGCGCGCTCCCCCGTTGGGGGCAGCTCGTCGCGGTCGCTTGCGTTCTCGGCCGCGCCCCGGGGTGGTTTTACGCCGAGCAGCCCGTCGAGGATGGCGGCGAGGCCACGGCGTGATCAGCACGCTCGCGCTCATCGCCGCGATCCTCGGCCTGGTCATCATCGCCGCCGGTGTCCTGATCGTCATCGCGCTCATCGCCTGGGCAGTGTTCGTCCCGGTCCGCCGACGCCGGATGCCTCACCCATCAGACCGCGAGCGCGCTGAACGGCTCGCCGCGTCCAATGGCCGGCCCTTGGCGTCGCACGTCGTGGTCGCGCCGATCGACCCGCCGATCGAACCATGACCGGCCTTGCGCTCGTCTACCCCAAGCTCGGCGCGGTGCTCGACATCGACACCGGCGAAGCCGTCAACCCCGACACGGCTCCAACCGACCAGCTCGCACGGATGCGCGCCGCGTACACCAGCCTGCGCCACCAGCTCGACGAGGCAACCAGCCGGATCGATGCAGAGCTCGTCGGGCGTGTCGACCAAGCCGTCCGCTCCGGTCAGCTGCGCGGCTACACCGCCCGCGTCGACGGCTGGGAGATCCGCGTGCCATCCCCAACCGCCGGCGGGCGAGTCGCCGTGAGCGCATTGCGTCGAGCGATGCTCGAGCGAGCCGACGAGCTCGAACTGGCAGACGAGGCGATCGAACAGGCATTCACCGCCTCGACGATCTACAAGCTCAACCGCCAGGTCTTCAACGCAATCGCCAAGCAGGCGCCCGAACTGCAGCGGCTGCTCGAGCAGCACACGAGCCCACCGGCATCGCGCCGCGCGACGGTCACCGTTCTTGACCCGCGACCAACGGCGATCGAGGCGACCGCTGAGGAGGACCAATGAACCACGCGAACACGCCCGCCGTGATCGACCACAAGCCACTCGCGCCGCTGGACCTCGCCGCGACGCAAGCCTCCATGCAGCTGTACCAGGACGGTCTGCACAGCCTGCTGGACGACACCGACTGGCAACGATTCGGCCAAGGCGACACCGAACGCGCGTTCGTCAAACGCTCCGGATGGCGCAAGATCGCGACCTGGTTCGCGCTCAACCTCGAGATCCGCACGATCGACGTCGCACGCGACAAGGACGGCAACCCGATCCGCGCCAGCGTGATCACCCGCGCCACCGCCCCCAACGGACGCTACTGCGAAGGGGAAGGCGCCGCCAGCCTCACCGAACGCCGGTTCTCAAAGCCCGAACACGACCTCCCGGCGACCGCCGCCACTCGCGCACTCAACCGCGCGATCAGCAACCTAGTCGGTCTCGGAGCCGTGTCCGCGGAGGAGGTCGAAGCGCCGGACGCCACGGCTCCCGACGTGGCGCCGGTGCTTCCCTACGGCCCGCTCGCGACCGACCCCGAGGAGCAGCATGCCGCGCAAATCATCCAACGGCTGCACCCGTCACTTGACGGGTTCGCGCTCGTCGCGTTCTTCAACGATCAGCTCGGCGTCGACCGTCTGCCGGTCGCCGCGGCGCGACTGATCAAAGCGCTCGACTGGGCGATCCAGGACGGACGCTTCAGCGGCAACGAGCGCCACACCCAGCCCGCGGATCCGCGCGCCACCGACCCCACCTACCCGCTCGACTAGAAGGAGCCGAGAATGCCGATCAACTATGAGGCGTTGCGCACCGGCGACACCAACGCCCAGCTACCCGCCGACGGCCAGCACATCGCGACCCTGCAACGCGCCGCGCTCGTCTCCACCAACAACGGCGAACGCCTAGTCACCGAGTGGACGCAGGTCGACGGGCCCGCCGCCTGGACCAGCTGGAACCGGTTCGACGAATCCGGGCTGAGCTACACGATCGAGCTGTTGGACGGGCTCGGCGTGGACCGCTCAGCGGTCGCCGAGGCCGGCAACGACGACGCGTTCCAGAGCATGCTCGACGAAGTCTGCGACCGCGCGTACGACGTCAGGACCTCGAGCCAGCTCGGCTCGCGCGGCGACCGAACGTTTATGACCACATACGTGACCGGCCGGGCGCAGGGCGTCCCGCAACGCCTCTCGGATGACATGCCGGTCGACACCACCGACATGCAGCGAGAACCCGCAGCCGCGAAGGTCACGGATGACGACATCCCCTTCTAGGCCGGCACCGTTCGGTGGGGTACGGACAGTGCATCGGCTGTGGCCGCATAGGCGAGCTCGCGCACTCGATCGCGCTGGGCGGGGAATGCTGCGAGGACTGCCACTGCAAGGCGGCTCGGCCGGTGAAGATCGATCCTCTCCCCCGCATCAAGCGACCCCGGTACGTGCCGACACGCTACGAGGACTATGTCAACCGCGTCTGCGGACGGATCGCGGCCCTGACCGGCCAGGAGCCCGTCTACCTGGACGCGAGATCGGTCGCGTGCTTCTGTCCCGCGTGTCTGGGCGGCACGCTCCACGTCCGGTTCAACGAGCGGCCGGCAGCGGAGTCCGTCGAACCCAAGCCCGAGATGATCGTCTCCTCGCAGGTCAACGGGACCGGCTACTGCTCAGACGGCTGCAGCGAAGCGGACATCGGGGACGCGCTGTTCTCATGAGCCCGATCTCCGACGAGGACGCCAACCGGATCGCGCAGCGCCACGAGCTCGGTAAGCCGCGACCCCGCGGGACGCTGCCGCGGTTACCGGATGAGATCGACCTCGAGCTGTACCGCGAGTGGCTGACCCGGGCGTTCCGGCCATTGCGCGGCTACGAGTTCGACACGTTCGACCGGGCCGGCAAGCAGCGCGCCGACCCATGCTCGATCGTGTTTCGCAACGGGCGCGAATCAAAGACGTTCCGGTTCAGCGCACAGGCTGATCTGTTGGGCACCAAGCTGCGCTCGACGGTGCTCGCGATCTCTGATGGGTGGCTGCGGATGGCGCACCTGACCGGCTCCGAGGTCGAGGACGTGTGGGCCGCGCTGTGCATCATCGGCCGGGTGATGACCGAGATCGACGAGCGCGACGAGGCTGTGAAG